CTTGGCCGGGTTGGCGTAGAGGACGCCGGGGAAAAGTTGCTTGAGGGTATCGTTGCCCTCGAACTCGCGCTTGATCTGACGCAGGAACGCCTTGGCGATGGGCCGTGTGTGGGAAAAAATGCCAACCGTGATTTCTGGATTCGCCAGGACATCCTGAATCGTCTTGGCGTAGGTGATGATGGTGGATTTGAAATGCTCACGTGCCCACAGGTCCAGATACCCGTCCGGGCTGGCCTGCACCTCCATGCAGCGATCATAGAGCCAGTCGCGGCGGGCCTCCTTGCGGTTCAGGATAAACGCCAGCAGGAAATACAGGTCGTGCAGCACGAGAGGCCGGGCGGCTTCGTTGAAACCTTCCTTGCCGGCCAGGCTAAACAATTCCCTGTATTCTGTTTCTCGTTCAATCCTGGTCATCGCCCAAGATCCTTTTCAAAACGTCCGTCGCCGCCGGGCTGAGGCCTGTTTCGACCTGCACCGGCTGACCGTCCTTGCCGGTAACTTCGTGACGCGCCCGATCCGCGTACATCTCCGGCCGCAGTGCTTTAAGGCGGAACATCAACAAAACATCAGAAAATTTTCTGATTTTGCCGCACTCCTCGCCCTGGTAAAACACCGGCTCGTCGACGCCCTTGTAGGCTCGCCGGTCGGCCTCGGCCTCAAGCAGCTCGGCGTACTCATCTTGTGCGGCCTTCCAGGCAGCGCCGAACTCGGGGTCATTTTTTTTGAGCTCGAACACCCACGACCGGCTGACCCCGACAGTCTGTGCCGCGCGGGAGGCAAACCCCTGTGCCGCCAGAGCGGCCAGGAACTTGGCCCGCTTCTTCGGGGTAAATTTTTCGGGGATGCCCTTGGCGCGTGACACTAGCCTTCTAGCCTCCTAAAAAATGCGGCACGACCTGCCCGGCAATGCCGCCAAAAATGCCGGCCAACATAGAGCCGATGGCCACCATGGCCGCCTGCTGTCCCCGCGAAAACGACCTGTGCTCGCGCAGGCGCTGGATCTCGCCCCGGTGCCGAACCACCTCGGCCTCGACGACCTCCAACCGCTGCGCCCGTGCCTCGCATCGCTCGTTGAGCATGGCGCGGACCTCGCGGACAAGCGCCGTCAGCTCCGATACAGCCGTCTGGAGACCATTGACCGCGCTCCACAGGTCATCGATGTCGTCGGGTGGCATCTAGGCAGCCCTCCCCATCCGCTCACGGGTGGCCACCTTGCGGCCGTAATAACGGCTTCCAAACAACGTAACGGCCGCGAAATACACAAAGCAGCGAACGCCACGCCACACAAAACGTGGCTTGCTGCACTTGGTTGTGTGACAGAGTTTGAGCAAATTACGCAGGAACACCAAATCGGCGTCGAATTTGTCCCGCTTGCGCTTGCCGTGCCCGTACATCCAATCATGCACATTGCAGGCAGGCCGCACGCAAATGCCATCGATGTGGTTGGGGACGGCCCAGGCCAGCCAGGAGCCAGCCCCGCCGCAGCCGTTGCAGTAGCGATCCCGCACACGCCGATTGGCGCGACGGTACGACTCCGGTGCGATCAGGCGGGGCGTCCGTCGGGCCATCACAGCGCCCCCGCGACGATGCCGATGGTAGTCCGGGCGACCTGGTACAAAGCCAGGGCCTCGCCGCTATCCTTGGCAATGGCCGCCTCAAAATCGACAATCTGCGCCCGGAGCGTGGCCAGATCGGTGGCGCCTCGCTGCTTGAGGGCCGTGTAGCTGGCCCAGAGGTAGGAGAGCCCCGACGTGAGCCGGGTGGCCAGTGTGGAGCTGGTCCCGCCGGCCGTCTCGGCGGCGGTCGGGGTGTCCGGCCCGAGGGAGGACAATCCTCCGCCTCCCTCGGTGGACACGCAGGCGGGAAGAGAAGCAGCGAGCAAAAGGCCGGAGAGAAGCAGGGCAGAAAATTTACGCATGGGGCTTATCCTCCTTGAGCAGCTTGGAGAGCACCGGCCCAAACGCATCGATGCCGGCCTGACCCAGGATGTAGCTGGCCAGGAGCGCCACGAAGCTATGGATATCGGCGGGGGTGAGCCCCAGGCCCAGGGGCTCGTTGAGCAGGATGGCGAGCATCCCCAGGATGGCAACTACCAGCTTTTTGGAGAGCCGCACGCCGCCGACGGTTACAGCCCGAGGCGACGGTACAGCCTCTCCCACCGGCTGGCCCATCGATCCGCTGCCGGACGACGCATCCCGTAATCCAGCATCCGGCACCACAGGTGTCTCGGGTTGAGTCGGTGCTGTAGCCACTGTCGGAGTCTGCGAGGCATCGCTTGTGCCCTCCAGGGCCATCGTGCAGCCCTCGGCAATCACGTCGCCGGCGTAGGGCTGCTGGCCGTTTTCCTGGGTGATGATGGCGGAGACCAGATCAGGCAGCCGGGCCGGGACGTCGAGGACATCATCCGGGTCAACGGCCAGGGACCCCGCAACAAAACGGACGTAGGCGGACGTGTCGTTTTCGACAGGGGGGGCCCAACGGTCGATCAGGCCATGGACGGTGTTGAGGCCGTATTTGCGCTCGTAGTTGAGCAGCAGCTTAGCGATGGCGCGGATGCCGTGGGCTGGTGAGTCGAACACCTCAAACGCCGGATCGTCCCCGGCTATTTTCCCCAGCCAGACAGCGGCGGACTTCCGGATATTGCCGGGATTGTTGTTGCGGATGCCACGCGGTGTACCCATGGGTCAGCCTCTTTTTTAGAGCGTCCGGTGTTCGCCCGCGCGTTGAGGAATTTTAAGGGCGGGCGCGGGCCGGACTTTGGGCAGAGGCTAACCCTGGGATTTTGCCCCGTGCGGCTGGGGGCGTGTGAGGGCGTGTGAGGGCGCAGATTGGCTATTGACAGGATTTTGCGGCCCGGACCGTTTTTTAGTGGCGGCCCGCAGAATATTTTGCAACATACTAAATTTACACATATTATTTTTTTAGCGTGGATTGAAATTTATTGTTGACAAAATTTCAACACACGCTATTTTGTATTTGCGAGCGGGGAAACGGCCCCGCCACCAACCCTGACCGGGGCGCGGAGACGCCCCGAACGGAGAAAGAAAATGGCAATGCGCGAAATCTACCGGGCCGATAGCGGACTGGCCATATCTGTGGACATCGAAACCGGCAAGGCGAGAATTTCCAAGGATAGTAGATCACAGGATTTCAGCCTCCCCCTGAATTTCAAGTCCGAGTACCCGCTTCCGGAGTTCGCGGCGGGCATGGTCCGCAGGGCCGGAAAGAACCCCACCGATTATTTCTGGGGCGGGTACGCCATGACACGCGAAGCCCAGCCGGCTTTTGACGCGGCCTTGGCCGAATACCGCGCCAACTATATTAAGGCTCGCGAGGCGCGCGAAAACTCCCTCGAACTGGCCGTGCCCGGACTTGCCAGCCTGCGTGCCGCCCGCGCCGACGAAGCCCGTTACCGGGAAGAATTTGAGCGCATGATGGAAGATGAGGGCAATGACGGCGTCAACCCGCCTACCAAGCCCGCCGTCTCGTCGTCTGACCTCGCCGCGCAATACCCCCGTGCGGCCCTCTACCTCAAGGCCGAAAGCTACTCCTGCGCCAGCAACGACCGCAAAGCCTCCGCCGGATCGAAGGCCGCAGCCATTTTGGCCAACGGCGGCAGCGAGGACGAGGCCCGTGCCGTGTTGGACAACTGGCTTCCCGACTCGGCCATGTGGGACTAAGGCAAAAAAAACAAAAGGGGAAAATCATGGATACCAAGCAGATCACGACCGAGCAAGTGCATGCCAGGGGATTAAGGATTTTGTCCATCGAATTGGCCGGGGGGATACTCCCCAACGGCGCGGACGGCATTGTTTCCGCCCTGGTTGCCGTGAGTAACGGCGGCGATGGTGGCAAAATAATAGCGGACCATGCGGCCTCTTGCTACTCTCACGGCTACCACCGGGAGGGGGAGTTGACAGAGGCGGCCCTAAACGCGGCGAAAGATGGCTGGTTTGATGATTTCCTCCGGCGGTATTACGAGCAACGGCGGTTAAACTACAACTATTTTTAGGGGAGGGAAACAAAATGCAAATCAACCATACATACCTGCCCAAAAGGGTCGAGTTAAATGGAACGGGATACCCGCTCGAATGGGAGTTGCACCCTAATATGGATGGGTGGAGAGCCAAAATAAATATCGGTCGGAGACTAGACGACACTCCGCGCGGGGAGTTCGGAATCTCGGAATTAGATGAATTTTGGAATAGTTGCCTGCAATGCTATTACGGAGAGGCGGGGGCCTTGGATATCAGGCCCAACGGCGATGTGATTTTTTACAAACACGGGATGTAACAGCGTTTCGCCCTCATGCGAGGGCGTGGATTGAAGCACTACGAGGGTGCAGCACACAGCCCCTCCGTACAGGTTCCCCGTTTCACACCCGCCGTCTAGCGGCGGGGAATGAAGAGAGGAATGAAAAAAGCCCCCACCAACTGCAACCGATGATTTGGGAAGGGTGCCTAATGCCAGAACAATATGATACTCTCGCCGCCCAAGAGGCAAAACGCCTCGGCGTAAGCCGTACCACCCTAACGCTTGCTATCAAAGAAGGGAGATGCCCCGGCGAGCAACGAAATGTTTATTGGTACACATCGGCAGCATCGGCGGCGGAATGGTACAAAAACAATTATCGCCACAACGCCGCCCTCTACAGCGATACTGTAGGCCGCCGATGGGATGATAATAAACTCCTGGCAATGCTCGCCCGTGGCGACACAATTGATGTGATTGCCAAAGCGTTTGGCCGCACACCAAAAGCCACGCGCGTAAAACTCGCGCATTTGCGCGCCGCCGGAAAGGCACCGGCAGCCGCAGAGATAAAAATAGTCCAGCGCAAAAAAGAAAAAATCGCAGAGGCCAAGGCTATTTTGGCGGAAGAACCACCACAGGATTGGCATAAACAACGCCGCCAGGATGAGCGCGATGGACGCGTCAGGTTGCACCTCCACCCCGACGTCAAGTTGGCTTTTGAGCGAGAGCTACAACGCCTCAACCGGGGCCTCCCCTACGAAGAGCGCATCACACTGGCAAAATGGGTCACGTGGGCTGGCCTGGCTGCCATTGCCGACCCGGAAATTTTAAAAAAGGGGTTGCAGGAATCCGAAAAATTGGGCAATAAATAATCGTTCGCCGCAAGGCGTGGATTAAAATGAAACGGCAAATTTTCGTGAAAGGCGGCTTCTGTCGCCTTTTTACTGCACATTCTTTTCCCGCTGTTTCCTGAGCCATTCCGTCAAGTCCTCGGGGAGCGCCCGCCACGTTCCCCTCTTTTTCCAGGCTGGCAGACCCTCCTGCGCCACCAAGCGCGGGATATCGTTTCTCCCCTCCCCGATAGTCTGGGCGATAGATTTCGCGCCAACAATCAGCAACTCGCTCACCGTTCCACCCCCGTGACCACGCGTACGGCCTGCGTCTCGCTCTCGACGACATGGACAGGTGCCCGGTTGCGGAGCCCAACCACAAACTCAATCTCGGCCGGCGTGAGCGTCCGTTTCGACGGGGCCTTGTCGCCGTCCTTGACCTCCAACAAATGCCATGCGCCCCGGAACCCGACCAACAGGTCAGGGCAACCCTGGCCGACGCCTCCCAGGTCCTGGACAAACGCGCCAAGCTGACGCAGCGCCTGGACCACGGATTGATGGTTATCGTCTTTCTTGGCGGCTCGACGCACGCTCAAATCTCCTTCGCCCCGGGCAGCGTCGCCGGGGCCGTTCCTGCGCGGGGCTACTTCTCCGCCTGTATTATGCTAACCTTCGCCCACTGCTTGAGCAGGTCGCGCAATTCGCGGGCGGCCTTCCTGGACCGTGCGCCAGCCGCATTGTTTCCGGCGCACACTTGTCGGCATCGGCCTTCCACTCGGACAGCTTGGACATGATAGCGTCGATGGTCTGTTGCATGTGGTCCTCCCTACGCCTTCTCGCCCCCGGCCTTCCCCCGCCGCTCCCACAAACGCATTTCCTTCATCTTTTTGCGGCGTTCCCGCTGCAGGGACTTGGCTGCCAGGGGCGCGCCCTTTTTGTAGCCGTATTTGGCCCGATACTCTTCGGGCGTCAGTCCATGG